TGCTGCTAGTTACAGCTAGTCAATTAAATCGTAGTGCAGTGGAAGAAATTGAGTTTGATCATAGTCATATATCAGGTGGTATTTCAAAGATTAACACAGCGGATAATGTATTCGGTATCTTTACAAGTCGCAGTATGCGTGAACGTGGCCAGTATCAGATTCAGCTTATGAAAACACGTAGTAGTTCAGGGGTAGGGACTAAAATTGAACTTGAATTTAATGTAGAAACATTGCGCATAACAGACCCGGGTGAAGATGGACAAAGTGCTAGCGTCAAATATAATAATCCTCAACCTAGTCCCAATGACATTATGTCCAGACTAAAACCCACTGCCAAGTTAAACCCTACACATGAAAGCGAAATGATAGATGAACATGTTCCTAAAGTAGTCGCTGACGTACAAAGTGCTAAATTAAAAGCTATGCTTAATAGTCTTAAAAAGTGATAAATATTAAGGGGAACTCTATTATGGAACGCAAAACTAAAAGTTTATTAGAAGAATTGGAGGCACTTGGAAACAACCGTGACACCAAACATATTATAGAGAGTCGTGCCCATAATATTATCACAAGTGCTATTAACCTTGTGGAAATGATTAATAAGCATTATGATCCTGAAAAAGCTGCTATTCTTGAGAAAAAACTACTTAGTGCAATCAAAAGCAAGGATCAAGAAAGATTTACAAAAAGCATTAGAAAATGAAATTACAGGATGTTCATACCCGTGTAGATGAGGCAGTTTTAGACCTTGTTCAAGGACCCGTTGATCCAAACGGTAACCGAACATCTAGAACGTATAACAAAAATGTTCAGGCTAAAATGAATTTTAGGAACATCTTTGTCAAAAAGATGATCGGAATTCTACAAGGACAGTGGCCTGAAGTAGACAAAAGACAACAGGAATTGCAGCAACAAGCTGAACTAGTTCAACAGCAGATGCAAGCAAAAGTCAACAACTATCAATTTAATAAAAATCCAGCTGCTGCGGAAGCAGAACGATATGCAGCGCAAACTCCTGCTCCCGGCACTGTGCAAGCTGAGTCCTATGACTTTTATAATAAAATGTTTAAAAAAGCATTTTTTGAAGCAGTGGCACCTGCCCAACCTCCTCAAACTGTAAAGCTTACAATGGCTGATTATATTGTAAAAGTAGTGATGCAATATATGCAGGGTGTTGATCTAACACAAAATATGAAGCAGATTACTGACTTAGCTAAAATGATTGAATTTACATACAAGCAAAACGGCGGAGTTCCTGCTTTAAGAAAATTGGGTGATTTGCTATATGACCTAGCGGCCACACGTAAAGCCGAAACCCAACCACCTGAAGAAAAAGAGCCTGAATCACTTGAAGTACAACAAATTCTATATAAATTTCAGCTTTTAGACCCTGCTGAAAAGAAAGAATTGATGGCTCAACTGCAAAAATTGTCCTAAAACAAGCACACAGTTATCCATTTTTTTGTAAAAGGACTAAATAAAAGTAGAGCCTTTGCGCTCACATTTTATAAGGAATAGATATCATGGCATATTTTACAAAAGTACACGGTGATTTTAAACAAGTAATGAACTATGACGCACCTGGTTACACAGTTGGTGCATTAGACGCAATTACTTCAGCAGTTCCAGTTCAACCACAAGGTCCAAAACTAGAATTCTTTACTATCACAGGTAACAGCACACAAGTTTTAGACAATATTTCTACTGTTTTCCAAACAGTTCAGCAACTGGCTACTATTCATATGTACCAGTACACTAATGCAACCGACGATACATTAGCAATCGCTATTTATCCAGTAGGTGCATGGACAACTGTAACATTAGATAATGAATTGTCAAATGCATGGGCAAGTGCAAACGTTTCAGTTGCAGGAAGCGCAACATTCTCAAACTAATTTGAATTAGTTTTAACAAAAGCCCGCAAATTCTGCGGGCTTTTTTACCTCTATAAATAACGTTATGACAAAATTAAGATGTTATACATTGTTTGACATAACAAAAAGCAATGTAATTAACAAAAAAAGTGTGCTTTTTGGATCTGAGGAAGAAAATTTATACTGGCAAAATCGTAGGAACACACAGTGTAACTTAGATACTATTGTTCAGGTTGTTTCTTTAAGGGCCCAACCTGAGGATATAACTGAACCCATAAAACAAGACCTGTATTCGGTAGAACATGATTTTGGCTTTTTTTACAACGATGAAGAAAACTTGTCATACTGGTCTTTTGAGTTTTCTGTAAACTATAAAGGGGTATTTTCTGACGGTGAAGAAGATTTGGGAGCTTTATATTCTGACTGTCAATCTGTTCCAATGATTAAGAGTATTAACGATATTATGCAACTTCCACCTTTTTTAGACATTAGTCCTGAATTACGAAACATATACTTTAGGGTTTTGACAAATGACTGATATTGATTTATACGAAGTTTTTAAAAAGATGCTTGATCAAAATACGGTCAACAGTCTTAAAAAATACATCATTCTTCCTGATCATGACAGTTATCAAGTTTTTGAAAAATATCAAATCAAAAGAACAAAAGTTGGCTTTAAAGTTACTTCAAATACATCTGATAAAGTACACATTTTTTCATCAGCAAAATATGCTCTTGCATACTGTACAATGGACAACAGGAACAAAATAGTAGAAAGTCAGCGTATTTGTTTCTTAGACGATACGTTAGCGTCAATTAAAATTGCACTAAAATTGTACGAAAAGTACAGCAAACAGACTAAATTATTAGACAAAAAACATATCTATTATAACAAAATTGTAGAGAGTAAACTTAAACAGAAGCTAATCGTAAAAGAATTGGATGACTTTTCACTAAAGGCCAAACAGTACCATTTAAGCTCTATCCCCAAAAGTTCCTACAAATAATTTAAATTAAGATAAATACTATATCATCTTTCGGGAAAAACTATGAAACTTACAGAATTTAACCAAAAGCCCTACACAATGGCAAAAAAAGCTCTTAAAGAGAACTTTAATACTGATCTAGCACTTGAAAAATTAGACCTAAGTGCTACCAAAAGCATGTTGGGTAGAGTAAGATCCTTAATGAGTGAAGTTAAGGACAGCGACAGAATGTATTATTCTAGCGAAAATAACCCACAATACCTAAAGCTAGTGTTTATGGAACAAGCACTTTCTGACTACTACAATGAATTAAAAGCACAGCCAAAATACAATGCAAAAATTGTTTTTGAAGATGAGGCAATTGAAGAAGCACAGGTAATATTAGCAGCAAAGGACATGATTGACAGCATTCAGAAAATGATTGAAGATGTTTCTGACATGTTAGTTAAGGAATTGCCTGCTGTTGTAGAAAGTGTTAGCGGAGAAAAGGGTGATGAAGTTGGTGAACAGTTCAATAGTGCTGCAACAGAATCATTAACTGGATTACAGGCTGCATTAACTCAATCTAAAGCAGGATTACAAAGTGCATTGGGTATCGTAAAAGGTGACGGTGCTGGCTTTGCTGGTATGCCTGGAATGGGTATGGCAGGTGGCATGGGTGAACCTGAAATGGGCGGTGAAGTTGACGCTATGGCACAGGATGCAGAAGAATTACCAACACCACCAGAAGATGAAGAAGTACCTGCCCCAAGTATAGGTCGCGGAAAAAGATAATAATGCGTTTATTTGAATTTGTAAACGACGATCCTTTAAGAGTTAAGTTGGTCGCTATAACCGACCAACTTAAAGACCGCTACCAACATTCAAATAAACCAATGTCAGTAGACTCATTCTTGCAATTACTTAATGATAATGATATCAGTGTAGACATAAGTGATTTGAGAGACATGATTTCAAAAGAGCCTTTAGTAAACATCATAGATGATGTTAAAGGCGATGAAGTCTTTTTTAAAGGACAAAAACAGACAGATAAAATGCCAACAAGTCCCGATGAAAAAGAAAAAACTGTAGCAAAAATGGCTCAACGAGCAAGCGACAAATAATGATTACATTAACTGAAACCGCAGCAAAAAAAGTCAAACAAAAAATTGCAAACAGAGGTAAAGGTATAGGAATAATGATAGGAGTTCAGACTACTGGATGTAGTGGTCTTGCCTATAAATTAGAATACGTAGATAATTTACCAGCCAATGGTAATTTTATGAGTTACAATAGCAATGATATTATCATCATAGTTGATCAAAAAGATTTACCTTACGTAACAGGGCTAACTATGGAATACAAACGTGAAGGATTGAATGAAGGATTTAACTTTATTAATCCAAATGAAAAAGCACGTTGTGGTTGTGGAGAAAGTTTTACCATTTAAATTGTATTATTAGCAATAGTGTAATACAATCTTTTAATGTACAATCCAAATAAATTCAACTACGTTAAATTCAGTAAAGAAACTATTGATGGCTCACGTAAATATGCCACTCCAGACGGAGAAAAACTTCCTAGCGTAACAACAATCCTTGACGCAACAAAATCAGAAGAATCTAAAAAAGCACTAATGGAATGGCGCAATCGTGTGGGCCATAAACGTGCGCAAGAAATAACCACTGAAGCAGCAGGACGTGGTACACGTATGCATAAGTTCATTGAGGATTACATTAAAGAGGGTATATTAAAAGAGCCTGGTAGTAATCCTTATAGTGTGCAAAGCCATACTATGGCAAAATCTATTATTGAAAAAGGATTGTGTAATGTTGATGAAGCGTGGGGTGTAGAGGTTCCATTATATTTTCCAAAAATATACGCAGGCACTACAGACTTATGTGGAATACATGACGGTGACGAAGCAATTATGGATCATAAGCAAAGTAACAAAGTAAAAAAACGAGAATGGATTGAAGATTATTTCATTCAATCAGCAGCATATGCAAACGCACATAACGAAGTTCACGGAACAAAAATTAAAAAAGGTGTTATTTTTATGTGTACTGCTGACAATCAGTACCTTGAATTTATTGTTGAAGGCACTGAATTTGACAAGTACACTGACATTTGGTTCCGAAAATTAGACGAATATTACTCAAAATTCCTATAGTTTCCAATCTATTTTAGATTGATAAATAGTATAATCATCTTTTCTTAAGAATTATACTATGGCTATTATACAGATTTCTAAGATTCAACACCGTACAGGGGCTAACGTTGACTTGCCCCAACTAGCTGAGGGCGAGCTAGGATTTGCGACAGACGAGCGCAGATTATATATAGGAAACGATCCTAGTTTATATCCACCAGAGGGTTTAAACACTACAACCCAAACAGAAATATTGACTGAGGTTTCATCGTTAAACTGGTCAAAAATAGCAGGAACGGCCAACACCCAAATAAATTTAAATTCTCCAGTCCAAAATGGACAATTATTGGTTGCTAATGCAAATACATGGGTAAATGCTGGAGCAAACTCTAATATAGAGATTGATTTAGGTAGCGCAAACAATGTTACATTACGTGGCGGTCTTAATGGTTACGTTTTAACTACAGACGGAACTGGCAACGTATCATGGCAAAGCACTGGTGTTTTTACTTTTGAAATTGAAAGCGTAACCAAAGCTTTAATAGCTGTTCTAAAAACTAAGGCTGATAACAATATTACATCTGGCATTCCTATAACCGTCGTTGGTGTTGGTAATATGACACAGTTGGCTAACTCAGGTGAGGGCGGCACTAATAAATATTATGCTAAGAAAATTAGCACAAAAGAAGTAGAACTTTACACTAATCAAAACTTAAGCATAGCACTTAATAGCTACGGATTCACTCCTGCTGATCCAAACACAGGTAATGCAATTGTATCATTCTATCAATCTGGTGATGGAACTCCGGGAGGTTCTAATACACAAATTCAATTTCAAGATACCGGCGGATCATTTGGTGGAACTGGCAATCTAACATTCGACAAAACCACAAGTAACCTACGCTTAGCAGGTAACGCCAACATACAAGGTACATTAAGCTCCTCAGGTAATGCAACATTGGGTAATGTTTATACCGCTGTAATTTCGGCTACAGGTATTGCTAACGTAGGTTCTCTAAATTCAAATGGAGCAATTAGTGCTAGTGGCAATGTAACTGGTGCTAATTTAAGAACTGTTGGGCAAATTAGTGCAGGTGGTACAGCAACAGTTGGAAACATTAATACAATTGGTAACGCAAATGTAGGTAATTTAAGTGTTACAGGATCAGTCAGGGGCAATTTGATCCCTCAAGTAGATATTGAGTATGATTTAGGAACTCCTAATAACAGATGGAGATCATTATATCTATCTGGGAACACGATCTATTTAGGTAATACATCTATTTCAAGTGATCAAGATGGTATTGCTAGTAATACTTTAACTGCAAATAATGCGTTAATATACGATAACATAACATCAAATACCATAACGTCAACGATTACTTTTGCAGCATCTAATCAACCTAATATTACAACATTAGGTCCACTTACCGGACTAACAGTTGATGGTATTACTAATTTAGGTGATGTAAGTCAAGTTAGAATAAACGGCGGATATCCAGATTATACACTAACGACTGATGGATTAGGTAATTTAAGCTGGGCACCGGGAGGCGGGGCAGGCACTGCAGAAGCAGCAGGCGAAAATAATTGGATACAATATAACTTTAATGATGGTTTTGCTGCAAGTGCTAACCTTACATTTAATCCTTTAACGACCACACTACAAACTCCATTTGTAAGTGCAACAGGCAATGTACAAGCAGGAAATTTAAGAGCGACTGGTATTGCTTCTATAACAGGTAATGTTTTAGCAAATAATTTAAATGCAAGTAATGTCATAAGCGCAGCGGGAACAGTTTTTGGTGGCAATGTTAGCACAACAGGAAATGTAACTGGTGCTAATTTATTAACAGGTGGACAAGTAAGTGCTACAGGTAATTTACGTGGTTCAAGTATATTTGCTGCTGCTGCAATAAGCGCCGTAGGAAACGTAGCCGGTGGGAATCTATCTACAGCTGGTAACGTATCCAGTCAAAATTTATCAGCAACAGGGAATGCAAATGCTACTACAGTAAATGCCACTACTGTACAATCAGCAAACGTTTTCGCTTCTACTCTAATAAGTTCAACAGGCAATGTAGCAGGTGGTAATATATCAACTGCAGGAAGCGTTTCAGCAAACGTAGTTTTAGCAAATACAATTACGGCAACAGGAAATATTGCAACACAAAATTATTTTGTAGGTAATGGTTTCTATTTAACAGGAATAAACCCAGCTGCAGTTACAGCAATTACTAATGGTACAAGTAATATAGCAATACCAGATTTAAATGGTGCAGTAAGAGTAAGTGTGGGTGGCACTCCTAGCGTACTAAGTGTAACTAATACAGGAATATCGGTTGCAGGTAATGTAGTGATGACTGGTAATGCAAATATAGGTAATGCTGCTGTTACAACAATTTCTGCAAGTGGTAATATAACAACAACATCAAGTATTACTGCAGTTGGTCAAGTTAGTGCTGGTGGCAATATTACTGGTGCAAATGTGAACACTGGTAATATTTCAGCAACAGGTAATTTATTAGCAGCAAACATTAACACAGGCGGATTAGTTAGTGCAACTGGAAATGTAGTTGGTGGAAACTTAACTACAATTGGAAACGTTACAGGAAATTATATTTATGGTAATGGCGCATTTCTAACTGGTATTTTGACTGGATCAACAGGTCAAATTAATAATGGCACAAGTAATATCTCTATTGATCCTAATGGCAACGTAAGAACAAGTGTTGCAGGCACAGCTAACATACAAGTTGTTTCCACTACAGGAGTTAGTGTATCAGGAAACATAGCAACTTCAAATAATATAAGTGGTGCTAATTTAACCTTAACAGGACAAGCTACAGCAGCAGGTAATATAACAGGTCAGAATATTTTAACTGGCGGAATCATAAGCGCAGTAGGAAATGTTACAGCTCAAAATGCAAATATAGTTGCTAATGCAACCATAGGTAATAACTTAATAAGTGCTAATGTTATAACTGGGATAGTAAGTGCATCTGGAAACATAATAGGTCAAAACTTAAATGTGTTTGGAAACGCTAATGCTGTGACTGCTAATATAACTAGCGACATTAACGTCGGAAATAACGTTTTAACGTCTAATGTAACTGCAATAGGAAATGTGGTTGCTAATAATTTACAAGCAAGTGCAACTATTAGTGCTACAGGAAACATCACAGGAAATAATTTATTAGGGAACTCTGTATCCGTTACTGGTAATATTTCTTCTGGTGCTAACATAACCGCTACCAACTTTATTGGAAATCTAAGAGGCACTGTTTTCAACGGTACATCTAATATTGCTATACCAACCTCATCTGGAAATGTAGGTATAACTATTAATGGCGCTCCTAATGTTGTCTTAATAAGTGAAGCAGCAACTTCTGTTACCGGTAATTTATCCGTTAGTACTAATGCAACAATAGGTAATGTATTAACCGCAGTGCAAGTAAACGCACCAAATGCCAATATAGGAAACATTGTTGGAGTACAATGGGCAGGAAATGTCGTTACTGCTAATGCAAATATAACTGGTGGTAATTTATTAACAGGTGGTATAGTTAGTGCTACGGGTAATATTACCGGTGCTAATGTAAACACAGGAATATTAAGCGCAACAGGGAACGTACAGGCAGGTAATTTAAGAACTGCAGGAATAATAAGTGCTACTGGTGCTTTAACTAGTGGTAGTATCAACACTGGATTAATAAGCGCAAGTGGTAATGTAACAGGTGCTAATTTATTGACTAGTGGTGTAATAAGCGCAACTCAGGCAATTTCAGGTGCATCATTATCTGTTTCAGGAAATATAAATGCAAATAATGAAACAATTGGTAATTCAAC